TGCTAAAAAAACACCCTCATCCTTCGATGATTTACGCAAGTTACAATCACGACACAACACTTGTAAGTTATCCATGTCATGAGTGCCACCGTTCTTACGGCTAATGATGTGATCGACTTGCAAGTTCTCATCATTGCCACAGTATCTGCATTGCCTACCATCACGAGCAAACACACGCTCTTTGTGGTTGCGATACTTACGGCTGTTTAATTTATCTAGTGCCATCCTTTACGCTTCCAATGATCTAAGGCTTTGCATGTATTGGGTTGCTTACCTTCATGAGTCATAGTGTAGCCATACCTATGTCCTATGTATCGTAAGCCCCAATCAATCTGCTCTAATGGATTAGCAGTTCTTAGCCATTCACTCTTGCCTTGTGGTATCCCATACACCTGTTGTGTACCACCTATGTTACCTACTGCTTTCCAATTCCATGCTGATTCTTTACCATATAGAACAGCTATACATTTGTAATTCTTAACTGTTAATTGTCCTCTTGCATATTCTTTTGATGTTATGCGTTTATTAGGATCGTTTGTCGCACTTGCTGCTGAAACCATGTTGAAGCATAGAGCTGCCCCTAACACGATTGCTACCGAGCGAACTGTCCGCTTAGCGGTTCGCTCTGAGCACCTGATGTGCTCTAGCCCTCTGAGTGTACTGGTCATGTCAAGACCTCATTTCATACTAAATTAGGACATACTAGGACATAATGATTATGTGAGTTACATCACATAGATTGCTCTAATGCTATACAGATTTCCTCTCCAAGTGAATAGGGAATCATTGAACGTTGTACTTTGCTGAGTCTTTGATTACCTGTGTTAGTTCCTCTAGGTGAGTTTTCATGGCAATCTGCACCTGGCTTACACATAGGGCGTGGTGTCCAATTAGGCACTTCACCCCATAAGTCTGTTGGCTTCATTCTGAAATCACCATAAGCACAATATGTAACAGTTCTTCTTGTAAGTGTTTCCATGAATGGCTGCTTGCGTAGCATCCCTCTAGGATTCTCAATTACATAACCTAGCTTTGGCTTAATCTCATCAACAAGCATGATGGCTTTTTCTACCATAGCTATACCAAGATAGACTCGATCATCTTTGGGAGTTAATACGCCATCTACATAATGCCAATAGATAGGGCAGCTAGCCACGCTAAAGGTGGTGCATGGTGGACTAGCCCAAATAAAGTCTGGCTGTCCATACTTGGCAATTAGTTCAGCCGCATCTAATTCAAGAATATCAACATTTTCAGTAGCTGATTGTTTGGGGTTTAGCTCGAAGCTAATAATTGTGTGTCCTCTATCTTCAAAGGCTTTCGTGCTTGACCCTGTGCCTGCAAAGAAGTCGAAGATAATCATTTGTTATCCGTACTGTAAAAGCCTTTTCCCTTAAACACTATGCCAGGTACTGAATAGATGCGATTAGCTTGTGCGCCACAATCTGTGCATCGAACTAAATCATGATCCATAGATAATTCTAACTCCATTTGAGTATTGCAAATAGGGCAACGATATTCATACATTGGCATTAGTCGCTTCTTTCTCACAGGTTTTGCACTCCATTTTCTCAATGATCCAACCACCACACTTATTGCATCTGATGGGATTTAACTCTAAAGGAATCTTGTCATAACCTGCTCTGAGCAATAGCTCCACCAAAGCGTGTAACGGTAATAGTGCCGCATACTCAGACACTAATGTCCCTTGACCATTACAGCGAAGAACAACCACCCCAAGTTTCCCACTCTTAGTTGTCCTTGCCTTGCTTTGGCGAAGCCATGCCAGCGGTGCGAATTTGGCTACACCCTTAACTTCCACATCAAATGGAAGGTTCACGATGTCACCAGACGGATCTGCACCTCTTCCAACCGTAGCGTATTGCCACCACTCCCTCAAGTAGTCAGCGACAAGGCGTTCGGTTGCTAAGCCTCTATTCCTGCGGTGATTCGTCATCAAGCTCTTTCGATGTTTTTAATGCAATATGGCTGACTGCATGACATCTCAGACAGGTAACAAATACCTGGTCATTAGCCTCTGGAGTAATAGCCACAGGTTCATTGCAAAGATCGCAATAGATAACAATATCCTGCGGTTCTGTGAGCTCTCCGCCCATGATGGTTGCTGTGCCATCATCAAAGATTACCATTTCGCCCATAGTTATGCCCTTACCTTTTGTGGTCTCCAGTTGCCTTCCGGACTTATTTCATACCAAATTACATCTTCGCCTTTAGGGCAACGATTCATTTCACCTGTAGCTGCTGCCATGCACTTGAAATGACCCCATGGTTTATTAGCCTTTGTCATTCCATGCGCCCAGTGCATCTCACCATGAGGACAACGAGGAACATCCTTGTCAGTTGTGCCGCCTATAATGTCCTTCACAACAGCGACTGCTTCAGCTGAAGTTGTAGGCATTGCAACAGTCTTAATTGTCCAAGGATCATCTTCCTTTACGACAGGGATATAGTCTTGCTTTGGCTCTGCGAGCTTTGTTCTTGCGACCTTAACCATTTCCTCTTTGCTTGGTCGCTTACCCTTGCTTGCATAACCAGCATTCGCAAGTGCTCTGCCGATCGCTGAAGTTTCACAGTTTTCCAATGCGCTAGTTGCATTAACGCCTCGACTGCTAATCGTTTCCTCAGCGAGCCCGCTGGCGAACGGCGTGCTATCAGCGAAAGTACGATAAAGCCATGCTTTAACAATGTATCTGTCATTCTGGAAACTCACTAACTCCGTTTCAACGCGGAAATCTGGGAAGTCCTTGATGAACTTCTCTAGTCTTACTTCTACTGTTTCGTAATCATCTAGATTAAACATAAAGTTCATCTGCCTCTGTTTGTAGTTGGACTGCTATCGCCAAATAGGCTATTGCATCGATGTAAGAATCTTCGTGGCTTGGCGATTCTGTGATTCTGGCAAGTTTGACTTCGACCATTGCAAGAGCAGCTTGTGCGTCTGTGATTGGGTAATCAAGTAAACAGGATAACCTTGCAGCGATGCGACCTTGGTTAATTTTCGGATGACCGTAGACCTTGCCACGATCTTGCATGATGTCGATTGCATTGATAAGTGCCTCGGTTGCTTTCACTTACCCACCTGCTCGTAATACTTGCGTACAGCCTTGCGACCATCGACGAGCCCTTGATCGTAGCCAGTTTCCTGACCCCATCTAAAAGTGAAGTAATTTGCTAAGCAAAGTCCAACAACTGTAAGGATTGTTAAAGAGTTCATATAGCCCTTTCTTGTCCTGTATTTCAGGAACAGGGAAAGTGTTACACAGCTAGTGGGATTTATTCAGTAGATTTTGATAACGAAACGGTAACAATTCTGACCCGTCCATCTGGTCGTCAATGTCACGAATTACATCGTTACCGAGCGCGCCCGTATCTCTTACCTGACACAACGAATGTACCGTCCTTCTCTAGGTTAATGATGCTGACCTGCACGTTTGTACCGATTTCCTCGATGATTATGAACGCCTGTTGCCAGTTCATTGTGCCCTTAGTGTAATGAGCCTGTCGGACATCCATGAGATGCCCACCTTCCCAGCCTCTCAGGATACGCCCTATTTTGCCCCCAGAAGCCTCTGTAAAGGCTGATTGACCTGCTCTGTGAGTGTGTCCACATATAACGCTAATACCGTGCCTACGAGCCGCTTCAAGGGCTGTTAAGCCAGGTGTGGGCTTGACTGATTGTTCATCCCCATGTAGGGCGATAATGCCTCTAGCGACCGCGTAGGGCTTCTTGTGATAGGTGATGCCTAGTTCATCAAGCTTCATAAACTTTTCAAAGCGCAACTCAGGCAAGGCAAGGAACGCTGGAATCTTCTTCATGATGACATTGTAAAGACGGTCTGTGTGATTGCTACGGATCATGTGGGCATCCTTAGCGTGCTCAACTAATGACCAGAGAACCTCAACTGCTTCATCTCTATCAGCAGCTAGTGTCTGCTCGTACCATCCTGGAGTGTTTTCTGTCCATCGGGAAATCTGTGGTAAGTCGATTTCATCGCCGAGAGTGACGACAGAATCGGGGCGTACAGCTTTAATATACGCTGCAACATTTTTTACTGCTACTGGATCGTGATAGGGAACTTGTAAGTCTGGAACTACAACAGTTCTTTTCATTCATCCTCATCGTCATACCAGTCTGGCTCTGGGATATTTGGGTTAATTGGAGTAGGAAGTATCCAGTCCGGATACGCGTTTTTCTCTGTAATTATGCCAAGTGCCAAATCAACTGGAAAGCCTGCTCTGCGTAGGGCGCGATACATTTCATGCACACCGATAGCCCACGCATCTAGTTTGGAATAGCCTTCATCCACTAACTTCTTAGTTGCTTTTCTTGCCATGTGTAAATTGTCACCTCTCCAATAAAGAAATGATTGTTTCGACACGCCCTTCAAGTCGATTCAATCTGTCATTCATTGATGAACCACCGTTAGGTTTTAGTTCATTCAAGTAATGTTTCACTAGCCAGCGGATTGATCCTGCAAAGGCTGTGACGATTGAGATGACTGCAACTGCGAGAGCCGCCCAGTTAAGGGCACTCATTATGCGATTTGCTCGTCTGTAGGGTCAAGGTACTTGACAATAGGAGCTACTAACGCAGAAGCAAGGACTGCATATTCCGGACGGATGTCTGCAACCAAAGCAAGTCCTAAAGTGATTGCTGAGATAGCAACTGCTTTTAAGTAAGACTTAATTGCATTCTTTGTGTTTTTTGATACTTTCATCTGTCTGCTCCTAGCATCGGGATATCAAACCAGCTACCGTTTTGGTCGCCTTCTTTAGTGAATGAAATATGGATGTGATGATCGTGGCGGTTAATCCCATCGTAAGGACGCCAACGCCAAGACTTCTTAGCTGATGCGATTTTTCCTGCATAGATAACATATGAGATTCGCTTATCTCCTGCTTTGGCGCACTCGCGTATTTGGTCGGCAAGATAAGCACCTGTGCTGGGGCGTGAGTCGAAGTCCTTATCCACATCAATAGCCCTGACGATTCCGTTAATCGGATCGGGATTGTGGTCACTCTTACGATTGGAGTGTGCGGCATCGCCTATCCAACCATCAGATTTTCTATCGCGTTCAGGAAATGAATCATCAATCTGCTCACGAAGTTGCTGCCCTGCTTTACAGAGGAGCGGCTTCATCAAGACTCTTTAGATATGCCTGATAGTCAGAGTTAGCAGGGTCAGTTGGCATCCAAAACTCGATGTCCCCATCTGTCGCCTTGATGATTTCAGATGTTAAATCAGTTGCTTCTATCTTTTCGTATTTAATCATTTTATAGTTCTCCATTTGCAACATAGTGACCAATCATTAAAGAACCATTGAACGAGGCATAAACTTGGAAACCACTATCACCAATATTTGTGGTAGACATAGCATTATCGGCGTTTGTGCTTCTAGATTGATTGAATATGCGCCATTGTCCAGCAGTTCCCGTTGTTGGAGAATAAAGAGTGATAGTGGGTGCTACGCGCATTGCGACGGGAAATCTTATATAAAGCCAATGGCTACCATTGTAATCTGCTGTTTCTATCGCAATAGAACCTGTTTGTGTTGCTGTTGCTGGTGCAGTTGCAATATCGTAAGACTTTGCGTAATACCTTTGGCAAGCAGCCAATTCACCTTGAATAGTTCCACCTGCTCGGCTAAAGGTAGTGGCAGTTGAACCTAATTCCATTTGCACGCCAGAGATATAGCAGGATGTCCCAGCAGTTAAAGACAATGAATAAACTCTAACCTTTAGGCTTTTAGCGGTTGAAGGTATTGAATACACTCCTGAAATACGAGTGAAACTGGCTGTTGTTGCAACTGTGGCACTTGCTGTTCCGCTTACCAATGTTGTTGCAGTCCAACTTCCACCAACTGCGACATCTACGCTTGTTGAATATTCAACATCAATAACTAATGTTGTGGATGCGCTAGCGGCTACATATGCACTCAATGTTACATTTTTGCCTGCATAGGCTATTGCGTTTGCTGTTTCAATTGCTTGTTGAGCAATGATTGTTGCGGTATTTGTAGCCTGAGCAAATTTAAGAGAATATGTTAAGCCAGCAGGAACAATGGTTGACTCTCTAGAGTTTGTTGTTGTTACTGCGCTTGAATACATTGACCAACGGTCTGCGGTTACATAACCTGTAGATGTTGAGGTTGTGCCGCGCTGCCATATATCCATACCGCCGTTGATGATGGCATTTTTACCTGCTGAAGTAGTTACTGATTGACCAAGCAGGTTAAGTGTTCCATTGGTATCGTTAATATCCGAAGCGGAGAACACATCTCCATTCGCATAAGTAGTCTTTGCTGGGAATCCGACAGCCATTAGCACACCTCTTTCATAGGGTCAATTCTAGTACATAACATCGAGTAAAGGCTCCTGTGTGGCAATAGTAGTAGTCCATGTGTTAGGGGTGATGTTGTGAGCAATTCCCTGCACTTGGAGTTTCTTCTGAATAGTTGATCCACCAGGTTGTTCATTGGTGATGTCTACTGTGTTGAAGAAGTCCAGGCTTAAGGCTGCTGTAATGCCTGCTGAATATGATGGAGTCATTAAATCTAGGGTTATTGTTTCAATGCGGATAGAAGTTTCTTTGCGAGAATCAACATAGGCAGTTGCAAGGCTTAGGGCATTGGCATCTGTCTGCATAAGCATGTCTGTAGCTGTAATGGATCGTGTGAAGTATTGGGCAATGGATGTCGCATCTGAGTAAGTCTGTGCTGTGCCACCGATTCGGGTCACAGTTGCTTTATTTACGATTGTCTTGTCATCTAGTGCAAAGGTAATTCCTGCATAGTTAATTCCTGTGCCTGTTTGG